TTGCAACACAAGACGATTCGACGGCGTCGAACGGGTCGAAAATCGGTGCGCGACAGGCGAATTCAGGCACTCGCAGGCGTCAAACGGCGGCACGGCGGTGGCGGCCCACCGCGGGCGATCGGTTGCGACCCGAGCTAGCGAACGATCGGGACACCGGCGGGATCAAACTCCTGGTCGAGCAGGCGTGCCGAGTGGCCGATCGACTCGAAACACTGGACCGCACGCTGCACGGTGATGCCGGCGCGATGATGTCCCTCGACCTCGGCCGCATCATCAGCGACAACGCCCCGGCGAGCGATCGCCAGGTGTTCAACGTCGAGGTGTCGATGCGCATTGACGCCGCGGTATCCGAGGAGCGCCAGCAGGCTAAGCTGTTCGCATCGCTGCTGGCCGACATCGCACGGCAACGCGCACTATTGCCGCCCGCCCCTCCCGGTTCGACGGGGGGTGACGACGACAATGACGACCTCAACCTCGACGCCGGGTAAGCGCAAGCCGGCCAAACGCAAGCCCGCGCCGAGTCCCGGTAAAGCCGCAGCTCGGCGAGCGCCGGCCAACCGCGACGACCAGGCCGCGCCGCCGCCATGGGTCGGGCACTGGCCGCGGCTCGATGGCGAGCAGACCCCGCGCTACCACTGGCACTCGCCGGACTTCGACCGCGCCGACAAATCCGACGCGATCACCGCGGCCAAGTTCGCCGCGCGGGTCACGGGCTCGCGGTGCATGCCCTGGCAATGGTTCGAGGTGCAGGGCATGCTCCTGCGCCAGCCGACCGCTGAGGGCCTGTGGCTGCACCGCGATATCTGCCTGGTCGACACCCGTCAGCAAGGCAAGACCGAGGCCATGGTATGGCGGATTCTCTACGGCCTGTTCTACCTCGGCGAGACCTGCGTTTACTCAGCTCAGCGGGGCGGCACCGCTGACGCGGTGTTCGACCGAATCGTCACCATCGTCGAGAACCGGCCGGCGCTGCGCGAGCAGATCATCTCGAAAACGGGCGGCAAGCAAGGTCGCGGCGACCTGATCGTTCGGTCGAGGACGGGCGAGATTGCGCACCTGCGCTGCGGCGTCCGTTCGGGTGACCTCGGCCGCGGTCTCGACTGCATCGACCTCGTCGTTTTCGATGAGGCGTACAACCTGACGCCGGCCGAGACGGCCGCGCTCACCGGCGCGCAGTCGGCCAGCCCCAACCAGCAGACGATCTACACGAGCACGGCGCCGGTCGAGCGGCTGCATCCGTTCTGCTACATCTTCGCCGGGGTTCGCGAACGCGGGATGGCCGGCCATAAGAACCCCGCCAACGGGGATCCGGACCTCTGGTATTCGGAGTACTGCGCGCCACCGCCACCGAAAGACGAGCGCGAGCGGGCCAAGGCCCGGATGGACCGCGAGAACTGGCGACTCGCGTCCCCATCGCACGGGGTCATCTCCCACGACCGCGATATCGACTCCAAACGCAAGACGCTCTGCATCAACGCCGAGGGCATCGCCATCTGGGAGGCCGACTACCTCGGCTGGGGCGAGTGGCCGAGAACCGCGGACAACCGGGAGCAGGTCATCCCGGTCGAAACGATGTGGGCGCCGCTGACCAATCTCAGCGTGCAGCTGGTCGGCCAGATCGTCGTGGCGGTGTCGCGCACGCGGGACCGGCAGCGGTGGGCGTTCGCCGCTGGCCAACGCACCATCGACGGGCAGGTCGCCCTCGAGCTCGGCGCCTACGAGGTGATGAACATCGGCCAGGCCGCGCGCTATCTGCTGACGCTGATCCAGAAGCTCGACCCGGTGCAAATCATCATCGAGGGGCACGACGAGGGCGTCGACCTGGTGCCGGTCATGCGCCGCCTCGGTTACGACTTGCGGGTAACGACGCTGGCCGAGTTCGCGATCGCGTCGTCGGCGTTCAAAGACCACGCGGCGTCGGGCGACATTTGCCACACTGACCAGCCCATTATCCGCGAGGGACTCGAACAGCTGGCCGAACGCGAGCTACCCCGCGGTGACAAGGTCATCGACGTCGCGGAGGGCTCGGTGGCGCAGATCGTCGCGTTCGCCCTGGCCCTGTGGGGCGTGCTCGAATTCGCCGAGGACGACGCCCCCGCGGCGCTGCCGCAGGCCGGCGGCGGGCCCGTCAGCGACGCCGACGGGCTCGGTGGCATGGACTACCTCGAACAATTCGGGGCGACAAGTAGCCACTTTTCCGATTGGGACTTGTAACTCTGGCACCGATGGGTGCGAATGACACGCGTGTAATTCCCCGCCGGCGGCCGCTCGGCGGGTCTACTCACGCACGCGTTGCCGGCGTGCACCGCGGCGGGTTTGGAGTGCCGAGTACTCGCCTGCGCCCGGAGAACACCGCCCGCGTCGAGACCGCGATGCCCCTCGGCGAACGCGGCTATGCGGCCGGCGGCGGCCAGGGCAACCCGTGGATCGACTGGGACCCGTTCGAGAAGGTCCCGCAGCTGCAATGGCCTGATGCGGTCTCTGTGTTTCTCGACATGGACAACGACGATTCGCGCGTGACGTCGCTGCTCGAATGTCTGAGCCTGCCGATCATGGCGGCCAAGTGGCGGATCGACCCGAACGGCGCATCGTCCGACATGGTGCAGCTCGTCTCGCGCAACCTGCGCATCCCGGTGCTGGGCGAGGACACCGTCGACGACGGCGGCCGCGGTAAGGGCCGGTTCTCGTGGCACGACCACCTCGCCGAGGTGGCCAGCCCGGTGCCGCAGTTCGGGCACGCGGTGTTCGAGCAGGTCTATCGGCGCGAGGCCGACGGCCGGGTCGTGCTGCGCAAGCTCGGCCCGCGGCCGCAGTGGAGCATCAAGAGTTTCGATGTCGCGCTCGACGGCGGCCTCAATTCCATCACGCAGTACGCGCCCGCCGCGACCAACAAGAACCTGTATGGCATTGCGCCGCTTGAAATTCCGATCAACCGGCTCGTGGTGTACACCCGCAACAAGCGGCCCGGCCAGTGGCAGGGCCGTTCGGTGCTGCGGTCGGGATACAAGCACTGGCTGCTGAAAAACGAGCTGCTCAAGATCGAGGTTGCGGTCGCCCGCCGCAACGGCATGGGCGTGCCGGTCGGTGTCGCATCCAAGCCGAACGATCCCGCCGAGGTCGCGGCGATGCAGCGCATCGCGTCCGGCTTCCGCGGCGGTCTGCACTCCGGTGTTGGCCTGGCGCAAGGGCAATCGCTGACGCTGCTCGGCGTGCAGGGCAACCTGCCCGATCTGCGATCGGCGATCGTCTACCACGACAAGTCGATTGCGCTGGCCGGCCTCGCGCACTTCCTCAACCTCGACGGCGGCGGATCGTTCGCCCTCGCCGCCGTGCAGGAACGCCCCTACGTGCAGGCGCTCAACACCTCGGCGTTCGGCTACCAGCGCACCGCGCAAGAGCACATCATCGAGGACCTGGTCGACCTCAATGAGGGACCCGAGGCGCGCTGTCCGCGACTGGTGTTCTCGCCGATCGGATCGCAGCAGGACCCCACCGCCGCCGCGCTGAAAATGCTGGTCGAAGCGGGCCTGCTGGCCCCCGACCTGCGCATTGAGCGATCGATCCGGCAGAGCCTCGACCTGCCGGCCAAGCCCGACGAGGGCGACCCCGACGCCGAGCCGCCCAGCGGCAACAAGACGGCCGCCGCGCCGACCGGGCCGCAGACCGCGCCGCCCGCTGATCCCGAGGAGGACGCCGGTGCCTGACGCCCTGCGCCAGTGGTACAAGTTCACCGCCGCCAAGGCCGCCGCCAAGGATGGCGCCGAGGAAACCAAGACGGCGACGCTGCACATCTACGACGTGATCGGTGCCGATCCGTTCTTCGGCGGCGTCGACGTCAACGAGGCCATTGCGTTGATCGAGGGGCTCGACGATGACGCCGAGCTGACGGTCCGGATCAACAGCCCCGGCGGTTCCGCGCACGACGGGCTGGCGCTGGCCAACGCGATCATGCGCCACCCCGGCCCGACCACCACCAACGTCGAGGCCCTGGCCGCGTCGGCCGCCTCGGTGGTCGCGCTGGCCGGCGACACCGTGACCATGTCCAAGTACGGGCAAATGATGCTGCACAACGCCCGAGTCGGCGTGCACGGCACGGTCGAGGACCTCAAGAGCGCCGCGGCGATGCTGACCAAGCTCAACGACTCGATGGCCCAGTTCTACGCCGACCGCACCGGCGGCGACCCGGCCGACTGGGCAAAGGCGATGAAGCGCGAGTCCTGGTACACCGCCGACGAGGCCCTCGAGGCCGGGCTCGTGTCCTCGATTGACGAATCCGGCGTGCGTGACCAGGTCGAGGCCGCCGCGGCTGCCTCGATCGCCAAGGTCGCTGCGCAATTCAAGTACGCCGGCCGCCAGGCCGCACCCGCGCCGACGGCGCAAATCACCGAAAACGGGCCGACCGGCCCCGACACAAAGGAGGCCCCCGTGGCCATCAGCAAGCAGGTTGCCGAGCGCCTCGGGCTCGGTGAGGACGCGACCGACGAGCAGGTCCTGGCCAAGATCGCCGAACTCGACAAGGGCACCGACACTGACACGGGCACCGACACTGACACGGGCACCGGTGGCGAAGCGGCACCCGACGCCGGTCAGGTCGCCGAACTTGCCGCGGCCGCAGCCAAGCTCGGCCTGTCCGTGATCGACCCCGGGACCCTCACCGAGATGCGGACCAACAGCGAGCTTGGCGCCAAGGCCCACGCCGCGATGGAGACGCAGCGGATCACCGCCGCCGTCGACGCCGCGATCAGCGTCGGCAAGATTCCGCCGGCACGCAAGGAGCACTTTGTGACCCTGATGCGAGCCGACGAGGCCGGCACCGTCCAGCTGCTCGCCGGTATCCCGGCCGGCACCGCGGTGCCGATGAATGAGCTCGGCCACGCGACGCAGCCGATCGCCCAGACCGGCGACGAGGCCGATATCACCGAGGACCCGCGCTACCAGGCGTGGAACGTCGAATAGCCCACGCCCCAACGAAATTCGGACACAAAGGAGAAACCAGTGCCAGGAGTAGTGCAGGTCACCAAGACCGGGCCCCGGACATACAGCCCGGCCGCGACCAAGACCGTTCGCGGCGGTCGCGGCGTCGAGTATGTCGCCAACGGCCGCATTCAGGAGTGGGCCGCCGGCACCACCCGCGCGGCCGGTGTCGCGCTGACCGACGCGATCGCCCCCGAGGACATCAACACGCAGGCGACCACCGGCGCCGACGGCCGTCCGATCCTCAACACCGCGATCCTCCCGCAGACCGTCGCGGTCGCCTACGGCGGCGATGAGGTCCCGATGACCTACGCGGCCAACGCCAACCAGGGCGACTACCTGATCGCCGCGGCGAACGGCACCGTCACGCCCGCCGGGGCCACCCCCGACGCCCGGACGATCGTCGGCCGCTGCACCCAAGCCGGCGGCGTTGTCGTCGCCACCAACCCGGTCGGCCTCGTTCGGCTGGCGATCTGACGACCGCGGTCGAGAAAAGGAGATAAAGGCCAATGGCACGTACCGGAGTTGTGAGCATCTCGGACGGTCCGCGTACCTCGGTCGCCGACATGATCGGCGCACCGATGATGGTTCCGACCAAGATGAAAGAGCTGATGACCAAGGTGTTCATCAGCGAATCCATCCTGCGCAACGCGGGCCCGAACCCGTCGGGACTGGTCGGCTACAGCGAGGGCGACCCGACGTTCCTCGTCGGCGACGTCGAGAACGTGGCCGAGTTCGCCGAAATCCCGGTGACCTACGGCGAGATGGGCGTGCCCCGGGTCGCCGTGGCAAATAAGCAGGGTCTCGGCATCCGCATCTCCCGCGAGATGCGCGACGAGAACCGGATCGGCGCGGTCAACAAGCAGATGACCCAGCTGCGCAACACGTTCAAGCGCGCCGACGACCGGGCACTGCGCGCAATGCTGCTGTCCCCGGCTGTGCCGACCATGCCGGTCGCCGCGGCGTGGGACACCGCGAACGGCGATCCCCGCCTGGACCTGGCTCTGGGCATCAAAGAAATCACGTTCGCCACGCCGAACGCTGACGCCAACGCCAGCAACGAGGAGTGGGCCGGGTTCGAGCCCGACACCATCATCCTCAACCCCGGCATCCTGCCGGTGCTGATGGCAAACGAGAAGTTCAACAAGGTCTACAACGGCAACGTCGCTGGTGACAGCCTGTTGCTGACCGGCCAGCTGCCCGGCTCGATCTACGGCAAGACGATCATCGGCTCGATGTCGTTCCCCGAGGATCGGATCCTGATCTGCGAGCGCGGCACCATCGGCTTCTACAGCGATACCCGCCCGCTGGAGTTCACCGGGGTCTACCCCGAGGGCAACGGCCCCAACGCCGGACCGACCGAGACCTGGCGCTCGGACATGACCCACAAGCGGGCCATGGCCCTCGACCAGCCCAAGGCCGGCCTGTGGCTCACGGGTCTGGTGACCCCATGAGCGCACCCAAGGCAGGCACCTACGTCCTCACCGGCGCGGCGTTCTACCGCATCGAGGGCGAGGGCGACGACGCGGTGCGGCGCCGGTACAAGCGCGGCGACCGGGTCGAGCTGTCCAAGGCCGAGGCGGTCCGCCTGGCGGTGCCGCAGTGGATCGGCGGTCGAACAGTCCCGGCCGAGTTCGTGCTGGCCGCCAAGGCGGGCGACATCCCGACCGGCGACGACCTCGCCGCGGGTGTCCCGCTCAACCCGCAGGCTGTCCAGCAGTTGACGGGGATTGACCTCGACGCGCTCAACCAGATCGTCGCTGAGGTCACCGGCGGCGAGGGTGGCGGCGACGGCAGCCAGCCGGACCCGGACGGCAACGGCGGCGGCCAGGAACCCGCCGAGGACGACCGCCAGCCGGCACAGTCCGCCAACCTGCCCGTGTGGCAGGCGTACGCGGTGAAGGTCGGCGCGGTCACCGAAGAGCAGGCCGCCGAGATGACCAAGGCCCAGCTCAAACAGGCGGTCGCCGACAAGGCCGCCGAGTAGCTACCCCTTGGGGCCGTGCGCCCCACCTGACGAGGAGTCCGACGAGTGCAACCGTTTCTGACGGTCGAGCAGTTTGAAGCGATGATCGCGCCCCGCGTGCTCACCGCTGGCGAACGGCTACTCGTCGGGCTCCTCGTGCAGGCCACCGCTGATTGGATACGCGACCCGTCCCGACTGCCCGGCCTGACCACTACCGACCCGCTGGCCGAGCGCGCCAAGCTGGTCACCTACGACGTTGTCCGGTCGGCCCTGTCGGCCGAGGGCGCCGACCCGCTCGTGCGCCAGATCATGGCCCAATCGGACGGCCGCACAACTCAGGTCACCTATGCCGGCGCCTCGGCGCTGCTGGACTTCACCGACCGGCATCTCGAAATGCTCGGTCTCTCAACGACTGCCGAGCCGCAAGCCCGGTTCGATCCATTCGAGACCGCGTTCGACGACTGCGGCCCGAGGCGGTGGTAAAGCGTGCTCACCGCAGCGCAGCTACTTACCACCCTCGGCGATGACACCGTCGAGCTCGTCATCCGCGACAAAGACACCGCCACCCCCGACCAGTGGGGGCGGCCCACCCTCACCGACCGCACGATCGCCAAGGCGGGTTGCTCGTGGCAGGTCACCGGCGGCACCGAGGAGCTCGGCGGCGCGACCATCGCCACGCTTGAAGCGCGCGGCATGTTGCCGATCGACGCGGACACGCAAGCACTCGACTCGACCGCCGCGGTGCGGCACGACGGCCGCCTGTTCGAGCTGACGACCCCCGGCGTCACCATGCGCGACGGGTTCGGCCGCGGTAGCCACGTCCGCGTGTTCGGCCGGTGGGCCGACAACGTGAGTTTGGGCGAGCAGGTCACGCTGGTGCCTGCCGGCCGCCGGCACGACGGCATCGTTGATCGCGACGGCGCCCCGGTCGACCTGTTCGCTCGAGCCGTCACTCCCGGCGACGCACGGGTCCAGTTCGGCGGCACCGGGCCGACGATCGCCGCGGATTACACCGTGGTGCTCGACCTCGATGCGCCGGTGCGCGACGGGGATTGGTTGATCGTTCGCGGCCGCGAGTGCCGCGTGATGTTCGGCCGCCAAGAATCGCAGTGGGAGGAGCGCCGCCAGTTGGTGGTGCTGGCCCAGTACCGAGGCGGGGGCGTGACGTAATGGCGATCGGCCGCATCATGCGGAGCCAACAGGTCGCCGAGTTCGTTCACGACGTCGTCGCGCCGGTCGCCGAGAAACACGGCCTGACCGTCGATGACTACATCACCGATCGCCGCGTGTCCGCCCTCGTGGGCGAGGCCGAGGACCAGGCCAAGGATGGCAAGGTCACCAAGGCGGCCGGCGAGGCCGGGTGGTCGGTCCGATGAGAATTCAGGCCGACCCCATCGCAGCCGTAATCGCGCGGCTGCGTGAGTTTTTCATTCTTCCGTCCACGGTTGCCGAGTTCGGCGGCACCTGCCGCGTCGAGGACGCCGAGGACGGGGTCCCACAAGATTGGTCCCTGCGAACAGATCCGCCCCTCGTCACGGTCAGCGATGACGGGGGTCCCGTGCAATATCCCATCAAACGCGATCCAACCATCCGAATTCTGGTGCGCGCCCGTGGTTCTCGACTCGCTAAGCGTGTCGCGGCCCTGGCCGACGGCTATCTACGGTCGCACCTGCCGGATGGAATAGCAGCAATTCGGCAACGCGGTGGCGCGGGGTTCGTGACGTCATGGGACTCGGACACAGGTGCAGACCTGGCCGCGCTCACCCTGCCGACTGTTGTCCCGATGATCGAGCACTAGACAGAGGAGCTACGCCAATGGCCGGCAACCCCGCAAACGTCGCATCGCGCCTATGGGCCGAGGCCGACGTCCTGATTTTCGACAACGCCACCCTCGCGACCGCCGACATCCCGGCGAGCGTCACCGATCCGTTCGTCACCACGACCGGTAAGTGGGAGTTCCTCGGCCTGCTGGTCGGCGACGCCGGTATCGAGTCCACCCGCCAGTGGGACACCACCGATATCCCCGCGTGGGGCTACGGCACGATCATCGTTGCCGACAAGGACTTTTCGCACACCACCAAGGTCTCGGCCTTGGAGGACAACCCGACCACGCAAAAGATCATCTGGCCGGGTTCGAGCGAGACCAAGATCGTTGTTCCTCACCCGCTGCATGCGTTCTTCGCGATCGAAAAGCGCACGGCCGCAGGCGGCATCAACCGGCTTATCTCGAAGATGCCGGGCCGGTTCTGGACCGAGACCCTCACCGACAACGAGGGCAACGCGTCGCCGCGCGAAATCGAGACTCGGGTGTTCCCGAACTCGGACAAGGAACTGTACGCCTGCCAAAAGGCCGCCTAACCAGGCGCCGTGACGCGACCATGTAGCGAATAGACAAGGGAGACAACGCAAATGCAGACAGTCAAGGCACTTATCGCACTGCCCGGCCGACAAGAGGGCTCGGTGTTTCAGGTCGATGATGACTCGGCCACGGTGCTCGTCGAGCGCGGGCATGTCGAGCTCGTCGACGAGGCCGGCGAATCGGGCGGCCTGTTCACCACGTCGAGCACCCGCCGTTCGGGCGCTGCGGTGACGCAGGTTGTCGCTGCCGACTACCCCGAGCAGGTCGAGGGCGAGCGCGTTGCCGACGGCGAGGCCGGCGAAACGGGTGAGGTGGTCGACGGCGACGGCAACACGCACACCGAGCTGCCCGCCCCGGCCGGCGATGTCGCCGACGGCGCGGCCAAGGTCGAAACGGTGACCGTAACCCGGTCATCCAACAAGGTCGACCTGGTCGCCTACGGTGTCGGCAAGGTCAAGCACGCCGACGGCAGCAACTACAGCCAGGCCGAGCTCGAATCGCTGTCCAAGCCTGACCTCGTCGACAAACTCGGCCTGTAGCAGTCGATGCCGAGTGATGCCGCTCGGTTAGAGGCCACCGGCGCCACCGAGGTGACGTTCGAGTTCCGGGGCCGCGCGGTCACGATCCCCCTCGACGTGGGGGCGTGGCCCGCGGCCTTGGTGCGCTTCGACCCCTTGGTGGCGGTGCTGACGCTGCTCGGCGCCGAGGCCCGCCGTGTGCTCGGCCCCGGCGCCGTGCTCGACGACGCACGCGAGCTGTCCAACGCGATGGCCACCGCCGTCGGTGTGGCCATGCTGCCCGAGGACGAGGACACACCCGATCAGTGGTTCGGCCGGGTGCAAACGCTGCTACGCCTGATCGACGAGCAGGCCGACGATATCGAGCTCGACCTACGCAGGATCGGTGTCGACTACCGCGACCGCTGGCGCGGGACGCTGACGCTGCGCCAGGTGTGGGTGTACGTCAGGCGGTCGCTGTCGACGTCGGCGATCGCCGTTTCCAGCAACTACGGCAAACACGTCTGGGATGAGAACGACTACATCGGGGCCAGTGTGTACCAAGCACTTACGGGCAAGGTGTACCCCGGTCGACCGCTCAAGCCCGAGGAGCTGGCAAAGGCTCTCGAAGCTATGCAAGCAAAAGCCGATCACGTCGATAAATTGCGTGATCGACAGGCCCATTACGCGGCACCGGCAGATCCGCCACCGGTGCCATTGCCCGGGCTATCGGCAGCGATGGCCGAGGCGATCGCCAACAGGCGGCACGAGTTAGGAGAGACAGAACCCAATGGCTAAGACCACCAAGCCCGCCGAGGGCACCGAGGACCAGGCCGACGCGGACACCGAGGCGACCGAGTCGCCCGACACCGCCGTGATCACCCTCGAATTCCGTGGCCAGACGTTCGAGGTTCCCAAGCGCCGCGGCCGCTGGCCGATCGAGGCCATCCTGCAATTCGGCCGAGGGCAAGGGCTGCAAGCGTTCCGCGAGCTGTTCGGCGCCAAGGATTGGGAACGCCTCAAGTCGGTGTGCCCGACCGGCGACGACTTCGACGAGTTCAAGACGTACGGCATCGACAAGCTGATGGCCGAGGCCGACCTGTGAACCGCGGCATTCACTGGCGGCGGTATCGCACCCGGGGCCTGTTTCGCTACTGGGACAAGGAATTTACGCTGCTCGGCGAGGAGTACAGCAAGGAGCGGGTCGAGCCGTGGCGGCGGTGGTGGCGGCGCTTGGCGGCCGAAATCGCCGCGGCGCTGCGCCTGCGCGAGACCCCCCATCGCATCTACGCGGTGATCGACGACAACGCCGCGGTGCGCCGTGTCGGTTGAATCGCTCGGCTACTACGCGATCCCCGCGTTCGTATCGTTCGAGGGGATCGACAAACAGGTCAACACCGGGATCGGTAAGGCGCTCGGCCGGTTCGGTGACATCGGCAAGACCACCGGCGCCGCACTGGCTCAGGGCATCGGTGACGGCGCAGCGCAGGGCAAAGCACAGATCGACGCCCTGACCAAGAGTTACGATAAGTTCCGCGACCGGGCCGAGGACGCACTCGGCAAAATCCGCGTCGAAGAGGAGAAGCTCAAGCGGGCCCGCGCTGGCGGCAAGGCCGACCAGATCGCCGCCGCCGAGGAGCGCCTCGCCAAGGCCCGCGCATCGAAAGAGTCTGCGGCAGCACAGGACGCGTTGCATTCGGCGCAGCGTCGAATGGGTGAATCGGCCGACGGTCTGATCGGCAAATTGAAGAACCTCGGCGGTGCCGCCGGGTCCGCCGGCACCTCGGCCGCCACCGGGTTCGTCGAGGGGTTCGGCGGCCCCATTGCGCGCCTCGGCACCGCAGGCGGCCCCATCGGCCTCGCCCTGGCCGCCACTGCGGCCCTCGGCCTGACGGCCGGCGCGGTCCTGGCGAAAAACGTCATGTCGGCGATCGAGCGCGAACCCGCCCGCGACCTGTTGCAGGCGCAACTCGGTCTCGATGACGCGTCGATGGCCAAGCTCGGGCAGACCGCAGCCAAGGCCTACAAAGACAATTTCGGCGAATCAGTCAACGCCAACCTGTCGGCCGCCGGGGCAGCTCTGCGGTCCGGATTGATCAGTAGCGCAGGCGATCCCGGCGCGCAGAAGATGATCGAACAGCTCGACTCGGTGTCTAAGCTGCTCGGTGAAGAGGTCCCCGCGGTGGCCCGCTCGGCCGCGCAGCTGATCCGCACCGGCATGGTCGGCAACGCCACCGAGGCGTTCGACCTGATCGTCAAGGGCGAGCAGGCCGGACTCAACGAGGCCCAAGACTGGCTCGACACCCTCAACGAATACCCCACCGAATTCCGCAAGCTCGGACTGACCGGCGCCGAGGCCGCCGGCCTTATCTCGCAGGCGATGAAGGGCGGCGCCCGCGACTCTAACGTAGCCGCCGACGCCATCAAGGAATTCGGCATCCGTGCCGTCGATGGCTCGAAGAACACCATGGCGGCGTTCGAGGTGCTTGGGTTCGATGCCCAAGCCCTGGCGCAGAAGTTCGCCGCGGGTGGCCCCGCCGCGAAAGAGGCTTTCGGGCAAGTACTTTCAGCAATCAGGTCCGTGCAGGACCCGCTCAAGCAATCGCAAATTGCGGTGGCGCTGTTCGGGACGCAGGCAGAGGACCTCGGCGGCGCGTTCAACCGGTTCGACCTGTCGCATGCGGTCGACCAGCTCGGCCAGGTCGACGGCGCCGCCCAGCGCGCGGCCGACACCATGGGCAACAACACGGCCGGCAAGTTCGAGTCGGCGCGGCGCACCATCGAGACCAGCCTCGAGGCTGTCCAGGACAAGCTCAAAGAGGGCGTCACCCCGGCCCTCGACGAGTTCGCGACGTGGATCAAGAATCACGAGCCCGAGATCACTGGTGCGTTCGTCAAGATCGGCGAATTCGCGATCGACATGGCGCAGGACGTGGTTTCGACGTTGGGCGACGTCTCGATCGCCGCCGCGGACCTCATTGCCCCGATCGGTGACGTACTCGGCGCGCTGACCAAGGTCGATGCCTGGCAGCGCGAGCACATCGACGGCGACAAGGCCGCGGCCGACAAGCTGCGCGCCGAGGCCGAGGGCTACTTCGGTTGGGGCGAGTCGCTCAAGAGTGCCGGCGAAAAGATGAAGGAGTTCGCCACCACTAAGGGGGATGCACTCAAGCGGTCGCTGCGCGAGGTCGCCGACGGCATGAAGGACACCTCCAAGGAAACCGGCATCTTCGGCAAGGCCGGCGACACAGCGGGCGACAAGATGAAGGGACTCGCCGAGCAGGCCAGCACCGCCGCGGGCAAGGTCAACGACCTACGCGACGCGATGAGCAAGCCGCTTATCGGCCCCGGTATCGACCTCGGCCTACCCGCCGCCCCTGACCCGTCGGCACCGCTTATCGGCCCCGGACTCAACGGACCCAAGCCGGCACAGCCGAGCGGATTCAATTGGGACGCCGTCGCGAAAGCCGAGTCCAGCGGCAACTGGGCGGACAACAACTCAGGCGGTCACTCGACCAGTTCCGGCGCACCGCGCGGTGGACTCCAGATCACCGACGGCACATGGAAAGCGTTTGGTGGCACCGAATTCGCCGCCACGGCCAACCTGGCGACCAAGGAACAACAGATCGAGGTCGCCAACCGGATCGCGTTCACCGGCTACAAGGGCACCGCACCGCAGGGGCTCGGCGCGTGGGAGGCCGTCACCAAGGGCATGGTTCCCGGCGTCACCGCGGACACCAAACCGACTGCGCTCGCTGCGCCGGCCCCGGCCCCGGCCCCGGCCCCGTCGAGGATGCCGACGCTCGCGGCCAACGTCGGCCAGGTGCCCTACGGCCTGCCCGTCGGGTCAGATAGCGGCGGATACGGCGGCAAGGGCGTCGAGTTCCCAGCGTGGGTCTACCAGCTCGGCGCCGCGTTCAACCTCAAGCCCAGCACCTACGCCGGGCATCAAGAGGGCAGCGGACTCAACCAGGGCATCGACTGGACCGGCGCAGTCGAGGACATGCAGCGATTCGCCGAATGGCTCACCACCAACAAGCCGAACGGTCTGCAACAGGTCATCTGGCAGAACCCCAACACCATGCAGATGCTCGGGCTCACGCCCGGCGGCGAGGTTGTCACCCAAGGCGGCGGCTACTACCGCGACGACTGGAAAGACCACCGAAACCACGTCCACACCAGTCAGAACGCGTCAATCCCGCTGCCCGGCGGGCAGATGTCGGCACTCGGCAGCATGCCGACGGCCGCCGGATTGGGCCTGACCTCGGCCGGCAGCGCCGACCTGGTAAACGCATTCGGCCGCGGCTACAAGCCCGGCATTGGCACGCCCGGCTACGACGAAGAGGGCAACCCCGGCTACTACCGCGTCGACCCGCGGGACCTGGCCCAGGCGCAGCGCCAGGTCGAGGACACGCAGCAGGCGATCGTCGACGCTGACCAGCGCATCCTCGACGCGAAACAAGCGCGGGCCGACCTCGAAACCAAGGCCCTGACCACCGCGGCCGAGCGCGCCAAGGCCGACGAGGAGATTGCCAAGGCCGAGCGCGCCGCCGGCCGTGCCCGCCAAGATGCCGCGTTCGCACAGGAGGACGCAGCCAAGACCGCGCAGGGCAAGTTCACCGCCGCCAAAAAGACCGAGAAGTCGAAGAACGGCGACTCGCAGTTCGGCGAGCTCGGCTCGATCGGCGCGGCGTTCCTCAAAGACATGTTCGGGCTCGGCGACATCTTCCCGGACCCCTCACAGCTCGGCATCGTCAAGATGGCGCAGGCCGTGCTCGGCCTCAAGTACACCCCGCAGGGCACCGACGGAACGGCCGCCGGCCAGCAGAAGCAAAGCCTGCTCGGCATGCTCACCCCCGGCGGGGCCGACGAGGCCACCCCCGGCGGCGGCGCCGCGGGTCTGCTGGGCATCCTGCCCGGCGTCTCGTCGCTGTTCCAACCGCCCGACGACACCCAACACATGCCGGGCGGCCCGCCCGGGCCGGTCGGCCCGCAGATGGTCGACCAGTCGACCCACCTGACGCTCAACAACCCGCAGGGCACGCCCGAGAGCAACGCGGCGATGACCCGGCGGACGTTGCTGCAAACGCCCCGGCTCGGCACCTACCAGGCGAACCCGGGGGTGATGGGCAATTGACCGCGGCACTGCAAGAGCGGCGCGTCGTCCACTGGCGTGACCTGTCCCCGGCGGCCCGGGCCGAGGGCGTCTCGTGCGCGTGGATCGGCGCGGACGGCCGCTACTGGCCGCTCACCGGCACGCAGGCGGGCATTGAAGGCGCGTTCATCACCGGGCCTATCGACGGCATGGTGCACGTGCCGTTCGACGGCGTGTGGACCACCCCGTCCTATTCCGCGCCGCGGTTCGAGCGCACGGTCGACGGCCGCCGCGAAATCAGTTTCCGGCTCGGCCTGATGTCCAGTTCCTCGCTCGGTTGGTACGACACCGAAACCCGGTTCTGGGCCGGCTGCAAGAAAGACGCGACCGGTTGGTTCACCGTGACCACCCGCCGGCACGGCCAGCTGTGGATCCCCATGCAGCTGCTCGAAGCGCCCAAATGCGCGCTGCCCGATGACCCGGCGTATCAACGGGTGGCCCTGCACGACATCGTGCTGGCCGCCGACGGTGACCCGCGCTGGCGCCGGCCCGACGTCCAGCCGCCACCGTTCGCCCGGCCGACCGGCGGCCCGAACCTCGGCAAGATCAGGATCGCCAACCGCAGCACCGAACCGCAGTGGCCGATCTTCTTTGTATCCGCCCCGGGCAAAATCTGGCTGCCCGACGGGCCCAACGCGTTCACCTCGGGCGAGCGCAACCCGCTCGATGACTGGCCCCGCATCGGCAAGCTGTTCGGCGTCCCGTTCGTCGACGAGGTACTCGGCACATTCACGCGCCGCCGCGACGCCAACATGATCGAAATCCCCGAGCTGGCGCCCGGCGAGCACGCGATCATCGACACCGATCCGACGCACCGCATCGCGATCACCGCCAAAGACCCCGTCGACAACCTGCTCAAGAAATTCATTCGCAAGAGCGAGCTTCTCGACTGGCTGGTCGGCGAGTACGGCGATTCCGGTTTGCCTCTGCTGCAACGGTTTAAGGGCCAGGGGTTCTCGGTGCCGATCCCGCCGCGCAGCGAGGCCACGCTGCCGGTGATCCACGAGCACGCCGGCGGGAAAATCTGGGCGCAGCTGCCGCAGCGGTTCGAAAGCGCGCTCGCATGACCGGGCTCCTGGACCGCGTCGTCTCGACGATCGGCGGCGCCCTGGACCCGCGCACCACCTCGGGCGAGTTCTCGCCCGAGCTGCGCATGCATCTGCTCGAACGCCGCTATGCCTACATGAACCGGCGCACCAAGGCCCCGCTTATTCGCGTGTGGGACAAGGAAATGCGGTTCATCGCCCGCGTCGAGAACCTGGACCGCTGGGACTGGGAGGAGCTCGCCACCGACGACGGCGAGGCGCACATCACGTTCTCGGGCAAAGACATGGACTGGCTGCGCGAGATTCTCACGTACCAGATCGGCGACGACGAGGACATCCACCTCACGATCGACCCCGACCCCGACAAGCCGCACGACTGGCGGATGCGTTGGGGCGGCAAGGTTATGACGATCGAGGGCGAGGACAACCCGGGCGAGGCCTCGGTCACCACGCTCAATTGCATCTCAAATCGGCGGCACCTCAAGGGAATTTATCTCGCGGCCAACCCGATCACCCCGGCAGAGGTCCAGCTGCCCAAGATGTTCCTCTGGGGTGGCCCCACGGCGACCACGTGCGCGTTCGCGACGTGGATCAACTGTTTCCGCCTGTTCTCGCTCAATGGGTTCTACCCGTTGCCGCGCAACATCTTTGCGCCCGAGACCTACCTACAGAACCTCTCGCCGCTCAACTGGCCCGTGCAGGTCATGCCCACGGCGGGGCTGTTCGACCAGTCGCGTTGGTGCACGATCGGCGCCCGCTGGAAGGACGCCCACACCGTCCTGTCTCCGGTGATGAAGGACGCCGGGGTGATCTGCCGCGCCTACACCTGGTTGCCGGGCGACCCGCCGCCGTACACGATGTTCGGCGCCGAGCTGGCCGAGGTCATCAAGCCGACCCGGGCGTGCGTGATCCTGTCGTTCGAGAACGTCTCGGGCGTGACCGGGCCGACCGGCACCATGATCGACGGCGCGATCAACCTGTTCGCCGCGACGCTCGATGACCTGATCACCGAGACGCTGATCCCGCTCGACGCTGACCACGACGGCAAGACGGACCCGCTGTTCCGCAAGCTGATGATGGTCGCGCCCAAGCCGACGCCATTTGTTTATCGCGATGTCGGATACGGAAATATCCGCGGCTCGAAATTCGTAATTCACAAATCGCAGGCAACGGACATTATCGTCGGCGGCAAATCACCTGCGTGGGTGAATATGGCTATCACCTATGCAATTCGATATGGGATATCTCAGCTCGCCCAGGTGATCATGGGCGTCGAGGCTGCCGGGGTAGAAGGCCTGGACAACCTGTATCAGGGCCAGCTCGACGACGTGTTTTTGAGTTTCCAAAGATACGTTAATCCGCTGCGCTCTAGCAAAGCCGGTAGTTACGCATTCCGCGAATATTTCCATCAGGGTCACGGGTCGGCATACACGCTAAATGCAATTGCCGATCTGGCCTCTGGCGACCAGGCAATGAAGGCGTACCGGTCGCAGAAATTCGATGTCGGTGACGGCCAGCCCTACATCTTGGGCGAGGACTACTGGCTCGGCTGGCGCGTGGCCGCCGAAATCCGCGGCGTCACCTACACCGAGAACGTCTGGGCGATCCGCGCCGAGGGCTCGCGCACCGCGGTGGGCCGGCCGGTCATCGCATTCGGTGACGACACCCGCGAGGAGGACCCCATCGCCCGGGGGTTCCGAACCATGGGTAACATCGCGAATTTCGCTGCCCTCCTAGCAGGAAGCGGGGACCTTTTTTGAGCATCGCAATCCCGGCGAGAGTCGCCGAAAGGGCCGCCACCAAGTGGTTTGCCGACTCGAATGGTTGCCACGTCAGCACCTACTCGACGCAATCGAGCGGGTATGCGCAGGTGTGCTGGCTCGGCGACGACGGCAAGTATCACGGCACGACCGCGCACCGTGCAGCGTGGACACATCATCACGGCCCGGTGCCGGACGGTTTCGATGTTGATCATCGACCGACCTGCGACAAGCGGTGCGTGAATGACGGTCACCTGAGATTGCTTACCGCGCAAGAGAACCGGCGCCGAAACAAGCGCAACAGCACCGACCAGCAATGGCCGTTCGGCGAGTGCGTACGCGGCCATGACGAGTCGCACCGAGTGCGAACCCGCAAGGGCATGATCTGCGGCACCTGCAAGCGCGAGCAGACCGCCGAGTCGAATGCACGGATCGGGGCGCGGCGATGAGCAAGGCGGCACGGTTGCGGCGCGAGAAGAAACGCGGCAACCAGGTTTTCCCGAACTTCCCCTATGACCGGCAGTTCACGCAGGTCGAGCTCGACGTGATTTTCGAGCGGTGGGAACGGTACAAGGAGTCCCTTCGCGATGCCGTGGGCCCGCAGGGGTGGGGCCTCGGTGTGCCCGAGGACATGTTGCAGCAGCTCGCGCTGCACCAGGCGCTTTGTGATGCCGGCGGCGATCCGAGCTATCCGCCGTTCGACGAGGCCACCGGCCGGGGCGCGTTCATCCGCCCCGTGCGCAATCCGGACGGTCTGCACGTCGACTCGATCAAGTGGGTTCTGACCAAAAACGACAAGCCCGGCGACCGCGAACGCGACGCCAAGGCCGAGGCCCGCGCCCGCATTAAAGCCATGCAGGACAACGCCATGCGCGGCGTATCCGACGACGTCCGCGAGGCAATGGTCGAGATGTTCGCCGCCGGCACCGAGTGGGCCGAGACCGAGAAACAACCAGCCAGTGACCCCGAGCCGTGGACCGAGAAGCTCGACCATGAAAGGAACCGCCAGTGACCGCCCCGACCTTGGGTTTCATGCCCACCGAGCCGATTTTCGTCGGCGAGCGGTTCATCCGCATGCTGTTCTACATCGCCCCGCGCAACCCGGGCGACCCGCAGACCATCGTGGGCACGTTCACCCTGATGCCCGGCGAGGACAACATCGTTCTCGATGCGATCAAAGGCGACAAGGGCGACAAGGGCGACCCGTCGCCGTTCTGGCGGCCCGAGTGGAACTCGACGGTCTCCCGGGTCGAGGACCTGCCGCCGGCCTCGGGCCCGGGGGCGCTCGGGCCCGGCGATGCGGGCCGCGCCTGGTACATAGACGGCTACTGGCACATCTGGACCGGCACCGGTTACCGGGTGATCATCGGCGCCATCCCCGGCCCGCCCGGGCCGACCCCGGATATCGGTATGACGTTCCGCGGTGTCGAGCCGCCGCCCGGACCGATCACGTACCCGCTCACGCTCAATATCGCCGAGTCGGGCACCACGCTGGCGCCGCACTTCACAGTCGACGTGCCGCTGATCGTCGGCCCGGAGGGGCCGTCGACGTCGATGCTCGGCGCCCCCGATGTGTACGGCCCGTTCCAAGAGGGCCAGGGCATCGCCTACTCCGCGACCGCGGGCGGCGTCGGTCACCCCGGTTTCCGGCCGTCCGACAACTCGCCGTGGGCGGCCAAGATGTTCAGCATCCCCGAGTCGCTGTTCGGGCCCGCCTCGACCTACGGCGGCACCAACAACCTGATCGGTACGCTGATCATCCCCGGCCAGGATCAGGCGTACTACCCGAGCTTCGACGGGCACATCCGGTGGAAGCGGTCGGGCCTGTTCAACTCGGCGCAGATCGAGGTGCACGTGCGGGCCCTGCCGCAAGGGTCCTCGGCCGCCCCGGAGACCGGCCAACTTTGCGCCCGGGCCCTCTATGACCCGTCCACGCTCGACGCCGAGACGATCGCCCATATCCGCGAACACTGGTCGGACACAAGCAATCCGAGCCGCGCGGTGGCGCCAGACTCGGCGGTCGGCCGCGTCGCCGCGGGCCAGGCGATGGTCTATTACGTCCTGCTGGTGCGCACGGGCGGTTCGGGCAGCATCATCTACAGCACGCCGGGTTCCCACATGGCATGCAAGCTCTACCCCGTGAGCTGACCGGTGACCCCTGTTATCCGGCCGGACGGCACGCACAAGTTCGCCGACGCCGACCTCGCCCGCGGCGCTGGCGAGACCTCGGTGCGCAGCCCGCTGCGCAGCATCCTGGACTTTCAGGAGGCCATCGGTAAGACCGCGCAGGACGCAGGCGAGGGCATCACCGGCAAGATCAACGCGGTCGTCGAGTTCATCAAAGAGACGACCGGCATCGACCTGACCGGCCCGGCCACCCTGCTCGCGCTGCTCAGCGAGCACATCGGCATCGGCCCGTTGCAGGACATCTTGCCCAAGATTCTGGGCGCGTTCTCCGGTGGCATCGACCTCGACGCGCCCAACCCGATCATCGACTGGATTACCGCCCACGTGCCGCTGGCCGCCGAGCTGGCCGAGGTCATCACCGGCCTGGCCGACGGCGACCTGGCAACGATCGGCCGGTTCTTCGACGCGCTGCGGGCGTTCATGCACTTCGACCTGCTCGACCCCGGGTTCGACCCGGTCGCCGCGGCGCTGTCGTTCGTGCACCAGGTGCTCAAGCCGGTCGGTGTGCTCGACGGGACCAGCGCGCTCGCTGCCCGTAACCTGTTCGGCGACCTGGCGGCCAACCTGTTCCGCCTGGTGCCGCTGACCTCGATCGGCGACACCAATCCCAACCTGCTCGACGACCCGCAGTTTCAGAACGGCGACGGGTTCGACGGCACCGAGGGCGTCGACCACGACCCGACCGTCGGGCGCACCTCGCTCGGGTCGGTGCGGTTCACCGCCGACGGGACCGCCAACGAAATCCTGTCCGACCCATGGATCCCCGTCTCCCAGGGCCAGCAGGTCGCGCTGTCGGCCTATGCCCGGTGGGCGGGCCTGACCGGCAGCGGCCAGACCGTGACCATCGGCGTGACGGCATTCAGCTCGGCCGGCGCGGTCGTCGCCGAGCCGGTGATCGCCGGGCTCAACGTCTCGGGCACCTCGGCGGCCGGCGTGTGGACACAGATAAGCGGCACCTACACCGTCCCCGCGGGCGTCGCGTGGGTCCGCATGCGGCCAGGCATCACCGCGAACGCGACCGCCGGCCAGGTGTGGATGGACGACGCCGACGTCCACAAGACCCAGAAGCTGCCGCAGGCGTTCACCGTCGACCTCGTCGACGACCTCAACGACGCGTTTAGCGGGTTGGCCAGCTCGGCGGCGAACCTGTCCACCCTGACCAACAAGGTCGGTGACGGCTTCAAAGCCATGTTCAACAAGTGGCTCAACCGCACCGACGGCACGGGCACCGTCGCCGAGGTCGAGCAGGTGGTCGAGAGCATTCGCGATGCCGTGCTCAACGGCTACAACGTCCACACCGTCACGGCCAATGAGACCAATTGGCCGGTGCCGTCGCACACCGAATGCATCGTCATCGCTATCGGCGGCGGCGAGCAGGGCCAGGACGGCATCAACAACACCAGCACTATCGGCCGCATCGGTGGACGCAGCGGCTCCTACATCGCCCAACCGGTCAACCTCACCGGTATCACGAATCTCGACACACAGATCGGCACGCAGGGAAACAAATCGTATGTGCGCGTGGCGAATACAACCACGCCACACACGGGGACCGTGGTCCTCGCCTCGCCCGATCTGGGCACCGTCGGCAGCATCGCCGGCCCCCTCGGCTACACCCCGACGAGCTCAACCCCCGGCCGCGGCGGCAACGGCGGTGGCATGGGCACCGGCCGCGACCTGCCCACCGCGGGCGAGTCCTCGGCGCTCGGTGCCGGCGGCCTGCCCGGCGGCAACAACGGCATATGGGGCACGCCCGGGCAACCAGGCGGATCGGTGTCGGCCGGCTCGGCGACCAAATGCGGCGGCGGTGGCGGCGGTGGCGGCGGCGCCGCGGTCCAGTCCCTCAACGTCGGCGGCAACGGCGGCAACGGCGGATATCCCATCCTCACGCGGTAAAGGAGACCACAATGCCAACGGCAACCCTTGTCGGACAAGACCTTTCACGGTATTGCCCAACAACCAATTGGTACTACTGCGGCGACGACGCCGACGGCATTTTCCTGCTCGTCACCATCGCTCAGTACGACGTGCCGGCCTCGATCGAGACGTTGACCGGCATCAGTCTGCCGATCAACGTGGTGCAGCTGCCGGCCCACGCCGACGTGTTTCTATCCGACGTCGACGCCAACGTGCTCGACGCCGACGGTGATCCCGCCAACGGTATGACCCCGCTCGTGCGTGTCGAGGACTGCGACGACTTCGCGACCGCCCTGGCGGCCGCCGGCTACACCCTGGTGCCGTAGATGGGCTGGTCTCACTCGCCCCCGGCACCGCCGCCGACCGACCCGGCCCGCGGTTGGGTCCGCACTGCGCCGGTCGTCGAGCGGCCGGTCTCGCGGGGCTGGCTCACCCTGCTGCGCGTGGCCGGCGGCGGCGTCGGTACCCCGGCCGCCAGCGCGGTCGCCGTGGTCGGCGCTGACGCGACCGGCGTCGGCACGCCCGCCGCCTCGGTGGTCGTCGTCGGTGTCGAGGCCCGGGCCATGGGCACCGGCGTCCCCATGGGCACCGCTGTCGAGGTTATCCCCGGCGTCCCGTACGCGGTTCCATTCACGGTGTAGGAGAACGCAATTGACGATCAAAGATGACTATCAGGACGACATCGGCGACGAGGTCGATGCCGCGTGGCTCAACGCTGTGGCCAAGGCCGTCAATGGACGATTCCAAGAGTTCAACAGCACCACCGGAGGCGTCACCAACGCCTCCACCCCGACGGGCATCAAAGGCGTGTGGGTTCGAGGCATCGGCGCCGGCGGCGGCGGTGGCGCCGGCCGAGTCGGGGGCGCAACGTCGGTATCCCGCTGCGGCGGCGACGGCGGTGCCGGCGGCAACCTCGTCGAGAAGTTCATCCCGGCATCAGCCCTTGGCCCCACCTACAGCGTCAGCATGGGCGCCCCCGGTGTCGGTGGCGCTGTCGGCGCGGACGTTGGCAACCCGGGCACCGCTGGCGGTGGTGCCGTGTTCACGTCCGGGGCGCTGACGGTCCGCGCATCCGGCGGAAACGGCGGGCAAGGCGGCACCAACACCAACGGCCCCGGCACACTC